CCTATCCTTACTGTTAAAGAAGCAAGGATAGCATTATTTCTTAAAACGTTCTGGGTAATAATTCATATTATCACCTGCCTGTTTATTATAGCAAATGTGATAAGACACTGGTAATGTTAAATGTCGTTTGTCTAAAACACGGAACCAAATATGGTCCAGAATATGTAAACAAACTGTACAACATGGTACAAAGGCATCTACATGTGCCACATAGATTCGTTTGTTTTACAGACAATATTGAAGGAATAGATACTAGAATAGAAACTAGAATCTTGCCCATTTCTACTATCTCAGGTTGGTGGTGGAAACCATATGTGTTCAAAGTTGATCATTTTCCTATTGGCGACACTAATCTTTTTTTAGATCTAGATACTGTTATAGTAAAAAACTTTACACAGCTAATAGAATATCTACCTGGAAAATTCCTAGGTCTCAGAGATGTAGGAAGAGTATTTCGACCCGATTATCAAAAACTAGGCAGTGCTGTAATGCGTTGGCAGTCAGGATGCTTTTCGGATATTTGGACAGACATGGAAAAAAATCCCGGCATCATGAGAAAATTCCACGGAGACCAAGATTGGATATGGCATTTACATAAATCAAACATTACCTTTTTTCCAGATCCTTGGATACAAAGTTACAAATGGGAAATTCGATCCAGGGACGAAATACAAGGGATGGGACAACGTGCTAGATTTATTTCTGTTAGAAATCCGCCAATACCAACAGACTGTTGTATACTAGCCTTTCACGGGCATCCAAGAGTTGATCAAGTACAAGATCAAGTTATCCTAGATAACTGGCAATAAGTTTTTGCGGCACACCCATTTCCATTTCTTGCTGCGTCCATTCGGTCCAACATAGATCATTAAACCACTGTTGTCTATCTGGCCGTTGTGGTGATTCAATAAATTTAAAATCTGTATTAGCCACCGGTGCTGCTAAACTATTATTAGAAACAAATGCTGGCACACCTTTTATGATAGATTGTATGGCTGGATTAGAATTCCATCCAACTACTGCCCAGGATTTTTTAATCTCCGATGTAAAATCACCAGTACTGATACTAATTTGATTCCTAGTCCTTACCAAACATCTAGGGTGTGGTCTAAATACTATAGGTCGATCAGTATATCTTTTTAAATTATTAACTGTCTGCTCTACCCATATGCCCATAGAAGGTTGACCTTCCCATTGCTGACTATGTTCGTGCTGTCCGCAGATTAGTATCTGATGCCCTTCCATAGTCCAGTTGTCTAGTTTTAATCCTAATTCTTTAGCCCTTGAATCATCTTTGCCTTGCTGATTAAAATAAGATCCAAGATTAATCCCGTTGATTCCAATCTTCCATGTTCGGTCTCTAATAAGATTACCAATTTCTAATACAATAACTGGTTTACCTAAATCTCTATATCTAGTCCAAATGTTTCTATTAGGCCGCATACGGCCATTCCAAAGCACACTCCAAATTACTGCTGCATCGCCGTGACCGTCAGCGATGCCTACTTCTTGTTTGGCTTTTAATAATCCGAGACGAAAACTTTCAAAGATTGGAGGACTATTTAGAGCACCATATTGTGGATAAAGATCAAATCTCATACTTTATATATTGACTTTCATCATCGCATAGTGTATAATAAGACTATGACTATTACACGAGAACACCTATCCGAACTACTCCACTCTGGCGAGTGTGTTGTAGAATTTACCAAAGTAAACGGCGAAGTCCGTTCTATGCCTTGTACGCTTAACGAAGCACTGCTTCCGCCAACGCCAGTACATATAACCAATACAGATAATCCCATTGACTTTCCAGTAGTAAAGAAAGAAAAGAAGCAAAACCCAGATGTGATGAGTGTTTGGTGTTTGGACAAAAAGGAATGGCGTTCCTTCCGTATCGCCAATGTAATTTCAGCGAAAGCAAAAGATGAAAATCAAGTTTGATAAAGAAACTATGCCCGATGAACTCTACAATGCTCTATTAAAACATTTTGTACACGAAGCAGTTGGGCTAGGAGTAGAAGTAACCAAGTTTACCGAATTTAACAATTGGGTAATCGAATGTGAAGTTGACGCTAAAGAAATGGTACACTAATGATTAAACGTATAGGCTTTGCCTGCAAGTGGATCGACGGTCCTAGTCAAATTGACGGTATCAAACAAAAAGACAACTGTAAACAATACAACACAGGTAGTACTACTGTGGCCTGGTTAAATAGACAGACCAGAGATGTTGCGGAACAAAAACTATGGGATCTAATGGTAGGCAACATAGAAGCGGTGCGTAAACTTGTTTCTCTGGTAGGAGAACAAGATGAAAGTCTTAGAATGGTACGACTCAGTAGCGATATCCTCCCTGTCTACACTGAGCCAACTTGGGGCGGGTATTGGCGGAATCCCGATGTGCGAGCCTATTGTGAAAGAGAATTTAAACGAGTCGGAGATATTGCTCGTGAGAAAAACGTTCGGCTATCTATGCATCCTGGCCAGTTTACTGTGTTGGCTAGCGATAATCCAGATATTGTAAATCGATCTATAGAGGAGTTTGAATATCATGTGGACATGGTTCGCTGGATGGGCTACGGTAAAACGTTTCAAGACTTTAAAATTAATGTTCATATCGCAGGCCGACAAGGTCCAGCAGGTATCCGTAGTGCTTTGGCACGGATGACACCCGAAGCCCGTAATACACTAACTATCGAAAACGACGAAATGACCTGGGGTATTGAAGATAGTATTGACTTAGTCAATGACTGTGCCCTAGTCTTAGACATTCATCACCACTGGATTAAAACTGGAGAATATATTGAAGTTACTGACGATCGTGTTAAAAGGATTATTGATAGCTGGCGTGGTGTGCGGCCTGTCATACACTACTCTGTTTCTAGGGAAGATATACTTGGAGAACATTCCAGAGAATCACGTCCCGCTCTTCAGACCCTCCTAGACTCAGGACATAAAAAAGCAAAACTCAGGGCACACTCAAACTTCTACTGGAATACAGCAGTGAATCAATGGGCTCTGAGTTTTAGGGATAACTTCGATATCATGTGCGAAAGCAAAGCTAAGAATTTAGCTTCGTTTGCACTATACGAAGAGGCTAAGGGTATTACTTTGCCTGTGGCTTGCGACCGCGAGGTGCTGCTTTCTTAGCAGTTTCTTTAACCTTAGCTGTTGTTTTCTTAGCAACTGCTTTGGCTTTTTCTTTAACTACTGCTACATCAGCGGCATCTACTTTACCGTCTTTGTTTACGTCAGCGGAGGCTTTGACACCTTCTACTACGTTTTGGACAGCGGCTTTAGCGTCAGCAGCATCTACTTTACCATCATTGTTTACGTCTAAACTCTTAGAGCTACGATTGTAATAAATGAAAGCACCTAGTGCTACTACAACTACTGCGAAAAGTACGATTTCCATGGTTAAATCTCCTTGTGGTTTATTTACAATAAATATGATTATGACACTACATTTTTTGAAATATTTGACTGAAAGCACGGATCAGCGAGAAGTATATCAAAATAAACTTAATTTTGATCGCAAAGAGCTAGAACCCGTAATGAGCGAAGATACTCTAAAGTATCACTATGACGGACTTGCTTCGAAGTATTTTGATCGTTATAACAAAGGCGAAGGCGACCCCGATTTTAATTACGGGGGTGCTATGTTACATAATTTATTTTTTGGAAATCTTACCCCACCCAGAGCAGCTAATAAACCTACGGGGATCAGTAACGAAATTATAGAAAAAAAATACAGCAGTTTTGAAAAGTTTAAAGAAGCGTTTGAAAAAGAATTTATGGCAGCACAAGGATCTAATTGGATCTATATGGACGAATCCGGAGATTTGCACACTATTCATAATCACGAATACAAAAGATCTATGAAGATTTCATTGTTGGTAGATGCTTGGGAACATGCTTGGGCATTAGACTATCAGCAGGACAAAGCCAAATACTTAAACAATATTTGGCGTATTATAGACTGGGGTGTCGTAAACGATAGATTAACAAGTATGGGAGAATAGCATGGCATATTCAGACAAAGTTATTGACCATTATGAAAATCCTCGTAACGTGGGTAGTTTTGACAAAACCGATACTAATGTAGGTACTGGGATGGTTGGTGCTCCTGCTTGCGGCGATGTTATGAAATTACAGATAAAGGTAGATCATGATACAGGTATTATTACAGATGCAAAATTTAAAACGTATGGCTGCGGATCGGCTATTGCGAGCTCGAGCCTTGTTACAGAATGGCTCAAGGGCAAAACACTCGATGAAGCCGGAACAATCAAAAACTCCGAAATCGCCACAGAACTAGCATTGCCTCCGGTTAAGATACATTGTTCAATTCTAGCAGAAGATGCTATTAAGGCAGCAGTAAAGGACTATAAAGAGAAATATGATAACTCTATCAGATCTAGCAGCTAAAAAAGTAAAACAACAATTGGAACGTAGAGGCGGTGGGCTTGGTATCCGTGTTGGCGTTAAGACCAGCGGCTGTTCAGGACTTGCTTATGTTTTAGAATATGTAGATGTTGCTCCTATTACTAGAGATCAATTTGTCTACGAGAGCAACGGAATTAAAGTTTGGGTTGACGGTCGTAGCAGTCCTTATGTCAATGGACTTACTATGGACTGGCAGAAAAAAGGTTTGAACGAAGGTTTTGAATTCATAAATCCTAACGAAAAAGATCGCTGTGGTTGTGGCGAATCGTTTAGGGTTTAAAAACACCTACCTTAGGACGTTATCGTTACTATAGGTGTGCCCGGCTGCTGGGCTGGATGTTATGGGAGTCGTGCCCCGGAATGGCATCCTGAAGTGAGCTTTATTATGGTGTTCGATGAAAACTATAGCAATATTTGTACATCACCCATTATGTGCTGTTGATTCTGTAAACGGCATTATCGAATCGTTATCACCTTACTACAAATTTAAAATATTCACCAAGCATGAAGTAGAGGACACCTACTTCGACGATGTAGATATTGTTTGTTTTCCGGGTGGGCTGGGTGACAGCGATAGTTTTGATACCGTGATGGTTAAACATGCTGACATTATACGCAATTGGATGAAAAACGGTGGCAAGTACTTAGGTATATGCCTTGGGGCTTATTGGGCCGATCAATACTATTTTGATATCCTTGATCCGGGAACTAGAGTTGTACAATATATTAAACGTCCCAATACAGATACTCGAAGACCCCATGCCAAAGGTCAACTAGTTAATTGGCAAGGACAACCAGAAAGGATGTATTTTTATGACGGCTGTGCTATTGTTGGTGATAATATGGATGTTGTGGCTACCTACAGCAACGGCGATCCTATGGCTGTTATACAAGGGAAAATTGGACTAATTGGGTGTCACCCTGAAAGTACCAGAGTTTGGTACGACTATCATTCCTGGATGCCCAAGCACTGGCATCACGGCAGACATCATAAACTGCTATTAAAATTCGTAGACGAATTAATGACTCGCTAGTATTTGCCTACAGGCAATGTAGAGCTAGCTGGCATATCCCATATAGATCTTCTTTCCACTGCTTTTCTTTTTGCAAATCTTTTAGCATCGCAGTTAGCACATACATGAAAATAATTGTTGCTAAGTCTACGATGGTCCATATGTTTTAAATCTCTTTCAAACTTTTCGTCGCAGTTATCACAACGTAATAGTGCTACAGTTTTTGTTCGCACATAGGTATGTTCCGAACCTAATTTACTGGTTCGAACATATTCCATTTCTCTAGTTTCTTTCTTTAAGAACATACATTTATTTACATTCGGCTTATAAAATTTTGGGCTAAATATCAATTATAAGGTATCCAACGGAGTTCCCTAATGTCAAGAAAAGAAATTAATATCGGTATCGAAGGTAATGACGGTACAGGCGACAGTATTCGCGATTCGTTCCAAAAAGTTAATGAAAACTTTACAGAATTATATGCTATCCTAGGTCAAGGTGGAAAACTATCATTTATAGGCCTAGACGATGTTGAAAAAGAACGAACTGTTAAAGGTTATAGGACTTCTGATAATAACAGAGTTCTAGTAGTTGATGCTGAGGGTGAACAAATTGTTTTTAAAGAACTAGTCGGTTCTGAAACTATTATTGTTAATCAAAGTATACCCGGACAAATACGTCTAAGTTCTCTAGCTTCTGCGTTGATTAACGACCCTGACCCTACACTACAAACTAATTTAAATGCTAACTTCAAACGATTAACTAACCTTAGCGAAGCTACTGAAGACGAAGATGCTGCTACCAAAGGCTACGTAGACAACAAGGTAAGTCTGGACGGAACTGATGCTATAGATGTTAGCGGATTTGCTAGACCAGATTGGGGATTGATGCGTGGTCCGTTGGTGCTATCTAGAAATCCAATTGAAGAAGATGATTTAGAATACAACGGATTAATTGCTGCTACAAAAGCCTATGTAGATAGCAAAACATTCAGCAGCGAATACAACATTTATGTAAGTCCTAGAGGCATCGATGAAAGAACC